CTTCTGGAGTTAATGATTTAATAGTATTATTCAACTCCTCTAGTAGTCTTGGTTGAGTAGGAGCTGCTAGAGTTTGCTTACGAAGATTTTCTAATACTGCTAATTCCTGTCTAGCTTTTTGTAAAGATTCTTCTAAATTATTAGTGAACTGAGGCATAAGTATTAAAATTAAAAAGGTAGGTACTACCTTAAGTATAGTACCTACCTATGATTAAAAATTACGCTGAAGGAGTAGTGCTGGTAGTCACTTTAGGAATTGGAGTATACTCCGAATTCTGTAGCCAACTATTCATGTTTTCAACACACATAGCGCTGGTAGGCAGAACTACTTTTCCAGGAACCAAATACTTAGTAGCATTATCAGTGTATCTTTCAGATGCACAATTTGCTAACTGGAAGTATAATGGTTGAGTAGCTTGAATAATACCAACCTGCTTATCCAGAGATGCTATAGCTTGAGCCAGTTCTTTGTAATTAGCATTGATCTTAGCGTCATCAGCTTTAGACATCTGAACAGCAGCGGAATAGACTTCAGTTCCTACTTGGTTAGCATAGAGTTCACTGCCTAATCTAGCTATTTCTGATTGAGCAGCAGCCAATTGCATTTGACAATTATTGTTATTGCCACCGAAGAGTCCACTTAAGAACCCACCATTACCATTGTTGCCTGCTCCCAGAGCTAACAGACCTGCCAGTGAAGTACCTATGATACCAGTAGTAAGCCCTGCATTACCTTTTGCATTAGATGCATATTCAGCCATAATTAATAAAAGTTTTGTAGATAAATTGTGTTACAAATAAGATGTTACTATATATTTTGTGCACAAATATATTTCAAAACTCTTTATACTAGTCTAACTGTACAACCTGATAACGAGTACCATTAGTTAGTCCAGTAATAGAAGAACCAGTCAAAGCTACAGGTGCCCCATCAATAAGAGTACCATTAGCAGCTACATTTTTGACAGTTTCTCCTACTTCACCAGGTTTAATAATAACCTTAAATTTCTTACCAGAGGATAGACCAGTAATACTTGAAGCAGCAGCAGTACCAACTCCACCAACTACTACAGTAGTATTCTGAGCCGTAATAGTGGTAAGAGGAGAGGTCTTACCTGCTGCGGTATAGCAAGCATTAATAGCTGTAATTACAGAGTTGATAGTAGTATGAGTACCATCACCTGCAGTCTTACATAGAATCACTAGTTGTTTCTCTGATGCCTGAGGATTCTCAGCTTCATCACTGAAGTAATAGTGAAGATCTAATACATCATAACTAGCACTTACATCTACAAGATACTTCGTATCCCAAGTATAAGGATAACCTACGTTACGATATACATCTCCTCTCTCACCCAGGAAGAAGTATTCCATATCTGCAGCAAGCGTACCTGTACCTAAACCAAGAGAGCCTTGATACAGATTAGTTACAGTAGCCCACTCTGCCGTAGCAGTACCATCTACAGTAATAGGTACAAACTGGATAACATAGTTAAGGGGATAGCCAGCTTTCTTACCAAGAACCCACGGTTGAGGTTTCTCAGTAACAATCATTTTGGCATTAGCACCAGTACCTTCAAGAGCAAAATCTAGAAGATCCTGATCCTCACGGGCAAAGTTCTTAACGCCTGAATTAACCAGAGAGCCAAGAACATCCTCAGCGGTGTCACCAGCCTTAGCACGATATGCACCAAGGAATTTAAAATATTGGTCCTCCGGAGAGCCAGAGCCCCAACCTCTAAATAAGATCCTCACAATGTAGTCTTGACCAGCTACAATGTTATCAGCATCAGGAATAGTAATTTCATCCTTACGCAACATATGAGGTTTATATTGCGATGCTTTTGCGAAACGAACCTTATCGTAATTAATATAGTCACTCTTTACAAGCTGACCATCAGCATTGACATACTCAATGAAGAAACATTTATTATCAAAGTTTTTAGCAGTTACCACTGAACCTTTGGCTTTACCCGTAGCATCTACTGAATTACCTACGATAATTTGTCTAACTTCATTTGTTGAAAAAGTTGCCATGTTTTAAATAAATTAAATTAATATTACTCAACTCTATTATTAACTTGAATCTGAGACTCAAGATCATTTCTCTTATAATCTCTAGTAGCAAGTTCTACTGCTCTGTTGATAACAGTATCTAATAGTAGATCATTACTTAGTAATGAATCTGGAAGTGTATATTGAGACTCACCTTCTATGGTAAGTCCTGGTATAATATTATCTAGATCAGAAATAATTAAAGCTCCAGGTCTTACTATATAGGAGAGATTGTATGCTGTAAAATCTTTACTGCTAATTAATGTAATAGATCTCTTTCCTTCAGCAGACATATCTAGTCTCCATGCTCTTAAACCATTAGGTTTCTTGAAGGGATCTTCTACTAAAACCCAGAATTCATCAAAAACAATAGGTTTTACTAAAATATTTCTGCCAGTTGAAAGAGTTACACTATCTCTAATTATCCACCATACTGAATCATCCAGTATACATTCCTTATAGATTAAGTCTTTGGTAGGAGGATTAGAGGCTGCAGTTAGATTTTGAATAGTCTCGCTTTTAACATAGTGAGACAAATATGTTCTAGTTTTTTCAGAAGAATCAAAGGAATCTCCTTTATTATTACCTGAATAATAATTATAAATTATTTCCTTATGAGCCTGTGTCAGATACAAGGATATTTCATAATCATTAAGTCCAGGGGAAGCAGCGCTCATTATATTATCATAATGCAGATTAAATATATCTCTAATCTCCTGTCCTGTTCTCATTCTATTCCCTTAAATTCTTAAGTTTAGCCTCTAGCATAAGCTTAACTTCTTGTCGTTTAGGACTATTAAGATATCTAGCAGCTACATCAAGTACTGGCTCTTCATTAACTTCACACAGAGGAGAGTTGTTTTCTACATTATAGTAATATTCTCCACGTTTACGAATGAGGCCATATTCAAGACATTCTTTAATAAAGACTTTGGTTTGTAGATAAGGATCCTTAGCTATAGAGACAAACAATTTAGGATTGCTCTGCATACATTTAAATGCCTGAGATTTAATGAAATCTAGCTTACTAGAACTAGCTATAGGCTTACCTTCAACTATCTCAACTACTAACTTAAGAGCTGCTTTATCATTAAGCAACTTGCCTAATTCAAGAGAAGCTTCCATAGCTAGAGTCATATTCTCATTAGCTTCAGCTATCTCTTCATTTTCAGAAACTAATACGAAACGATAAGTTTCTTTTGGTTTATTAGATAGGGCTTTTAAATTAGGTGCTACTATATCACTATTAGCTAATAGTACCTTATATTTAATATAATCTTCTGGAACTGCTAAATTGAGATAGGTATCATCTTTTCCTAGTCTTACAAAGAGATTTTTCCAATAGTTATCTACAGCTCTATATACAGATAAAGCACCAGATCCAAGACCCATAATTTCTTCAAGAAAAGCTTTCTCACTATTAGTGAGAACATTCTTAAATGCTCCAGAAGTTAGTTTAGGTACTGTAAGAGTAATTATAGCTGTTTCAGCTAAACCTCCATACAGAACATGCTTTGGATTAGTAATTACTCCATTATCTTTTTTAATATATTGGACTGTAATTACTTCATTCCTCAGACAACTAATTAATGGTTCAACAGTATCTTCTGAGCTCTGCTCCTTAATAGATCTAGTTGCTCTAGATGCTTTTATTTGAGGTTTAGCATTTATTTCTAAAGTCTCCTCACTCAAATCTAAAGTAATGTCTTTAGTTTCAGTTCTACTCATAATTCTCCCAAATTATTTAAAGTGAAAGATATTGGGGGATATTACTCCCCCAATACCTATTAATATGTTTATTCTTACGCAGCAAGAATGTTAGGAACAAGACTCATAACACGAGTCGGATCCAAAATAAATACACCCAAAGTAGACATCTTATGAATGACTGCAGAGTCTTCATCATAAGACATATATGGGTTATTCATCTGTCCAGTGAAAGGATTTCTCACATTTTAATGTTACTAATACACCGTTTCCGTGTATTATCTCTATTTTTCAATAGAGGTCAGACTATATCTTCATCAGTTATTATATAACTGAGCAAGGCATTTCGATCTCACTTGAGACCTACTCCCATAAGGGATAGTCGTTGAACCTTCAATTATAAATTGAATTATAATTGCTTGGCTGCTGATTATCCAATCTTTGAGATTTTCACTATTAAATGAATCATTAATTCATCTTCTTATCATATGTCACCATTGATAAGTAGTACTCAAAGCTCTAAGGAACTTCCAGCAATTAACCTTGTTTTATTTTATCCACCTCTTCTGTTTCTAGGTCGTGGATTGGGAACTGAGAAATGTGTAAAGGCTTACGCCGCTAATCCCCATTGATAACCTCTATATTCCTCTTGACCTTTAACTTTGGCAAGCTGAATATTAGGAGTTTCCATAGTACCGATGTATAGGATGTCAAATCTATAGGATTCGGCAACACCACCCATCGGATGCATAATTTTATTTCTTACTGGATCATCATATACTGGATCTACTTCTACTGTTACAATAACACCATTAGGTGCTTTATATTCAGTGAACTGGAAACCAGCACTAAGAGCATTACTGTGAAGTTGACTCGTAGTCTTTTGAATAATAGCGGGGTTAGCTGCATTACCACCAAGATAGTTAAATGCGGTCCATCCAGAAACTACATCCAAAACAGCCTTATTAAACAAAGCTGCACCTCTTTCACCAGTCTTAAGTACGAAGCGTCTCTGACCAAAATCAAGTTTTGCAGCAGACAATTCATATAGAGCATCCTCAATAAGTTTCAGCGAGAAGTCATTGTAATACATGGTATTGCTATAAGCCATCTGAGCACGTAGCCCATCACCCATCTTAATAACATTACCAGACTTACCAAAGTTCAGATACTCACCATTTTTATTACGGTTGCTCTTACCGTACATAATAACATTAGCTTTCTGCTCAGCAAAAGTTTCCTCTACTTTCCAGTCAACATGGTGCATCCACATGGTATGCACAATTTTCTTACCATCTGCTGTAACAGCTGGAATACCTGCCAAAACTTTCTTGTTAAGCATATTGCCAGGCACTTTGTGATGGATACGAATAGTAGAGAATTCATTGCGCATTGCAATAGGAGAAGTATATCTCACATCACCTACTTGACGAGACATAGTCGTCTCAACCGGAGCATATTCCCAACTAAATCTCTTACCAATTACTAGTTCCTCAGCAGGCATACCACCGAGTACACCACCCATGAGTTCTACCTTGTAGACAGCGTTGGTGCCCTCCATACGAGGCTGCCCTAGGATACGTAGAGGATAAGCTTCATTCTTTTCACCTACAATAACTTCACCATCAGCAAACCAATCTTCTGCAAATACTACATAGAAGGGTTCCCCATTAACACCTAGGTTATCAGAATCAGTTGTAGCTACCTCACCTGAAAGAGTACGAGCCTCAACCAAAGCGATATTTCTACGAGATGATCCAATTACTTCCCATGTGTAATCATTATCGGTGTCGAAGTATTTAACAGGGAATTGATTCAAATAAGTCTCAATGTTCTTACCTCTGTGAAAGGCTAGCAGCTGAATCATCAGGTTAGTTGCTTTTTGAGCCTCTTCTTTGAAAATAGCACCAAGGTGATTATCTTTAGTCAAACCTTTCCAGGCCTGATAATCAACCATTTGGAATTTACCTAATGCCATAATTTCTATTAATTAAGTTGTTTATTTATTAAATGTCTAATTTAATATAATTAGATTCTTTATCCGTGAAGAGATCATTACCACTATCTCTAAATGGATTAGTATTTCTTAGTTTAGATTCAAGACTTCTAATATTCTCTTTAGTTGTCTTGGCTACCTTAGGCTTTACTAGCTTATTTATATCTTTAAAACCATCGGTCAAGGTATAGAATAAGTTAAGATAATACTGTGCATCAATAGGATTCTCTTTAATATACTTCTGTATTGAAGTCATTAGATTACCTTCCTCATCCTTGTAAATAGGTTTAGTAGCATTCTCTAGGATTTTCTTTCTAGTAAGTTGATCTACCTTAACGCCACTTAATGGCTCTTCAGTATCAAGAATCTTCTTACTAAAAGTCTCCATTTCCTTACGTCTCTGCTCCTTAGCCTCTTTAGCTAAATCCTCCTGTTCCTTAAGTAAGGATTGATAGGAATGCATATAGTATTCTTTATTACTTTCTAAAGCTGATTTAGCATCTTCTATATCAGTACCTGCAGTAATAGATTTATCGACCTCTTTCTTGGCTCTTTCAGGCTTAAATCCTCTATTCAAATAGTCCTGATAAATAAGATTCTCCCTTAGAGATTTAGCCTCTTCAGTATCACTACTAAGGTCATCTTCTTTAATACTATTTAGATAATTAATAGTCCCTTCGTAATTATTAATTTCATCGGGTTCTACACCATTATCTAATGCTTCCTTAATCCTTCGTTGAGTCTCATCTAATCTTGCAGCAACTTGTTTCTCAATAGCTGTTGCAAAATCTTCAGGAGTCTTAGCTGTTTTAATTAAATCTTCATCAATGTCAGGAAGGATACCATCATCTCGTAATGAGGAGAGTATAGTAGAGTAGAACTGGGTACTTTCGGGAGAATTGCTACCTGATTTATCATCATTATCTGATGAGGCATCCTCCGTTTCCTGACCCTGATGTATATCATTATCATCATCTTCTCCACCTAC